ACCCATTTCTTTAGTTGGGACGTAGGCACCAACGACATCGTATGTGTGATTTGTAACCAGTAGTGGGACATTTGCTTTTCCAAGTTTTAATGTAAGAATTCTGAAAATTGCTTTCACAACTTGTGCCCTAGTCATGTCACGAGTGTCTTTACCCTCGGCACTGTCTGATAGTTCTTTAGATGTGGAAAGCATACCTAAAGAGTCTAACACAAACATCATAGGTTTGCGATCTTCTGTTTTCTGTTCAAGATATTTATCTAGAATTTGTATTGCTTGAGTTCTAAATTCTTGAACTGTAGTTACAGGAACAAGTATCATACGTTGTCCATCAATACCACGTTCATCAATCATCTGTTTTGTAACTGCTGCTTCACTCTCAAAGTAAACAACACCCGCATCTGGGTTGTCACGTAGATAACTTTGAACTACACCTAGACAAAAGAATGTTTTACCTGTGCCACTCTCTCCTGCTAGTGCAGTAATTTTATTACTTGGAACTCCTTTGTAGATAGATCCACTAACTAATGCATTGAAAATATATGA